TTTTCATAAGCTTTCTCATTAAGTCCTACTGTTTTACCACAATCGTATATCTCTCTCATGATTTTGTAAGTACATATCCCTTGATATTCAGTGTTTTTAAGTTTTTCTGCGATATTAGTCATTATATCTCCGACTTTTTGCTTATTCTGTGCGATAACATCCTCTATCTGTGCTACCTTTTGAGTCATTCTTGCTAACTCTTCTTTCTGCTTTTGTAATTCCTCTACTAACTCTGTTAATTTCTCTTCTTTTGTCATGATTATAATATCCTTTCTTGTTATATTGTGTGGTGTTCTTGTTAAACTCTCTGCCATTTGTCAAGTACTATATTAAGTTCTTTATGGTTCTTCTGAATATAGGTGTAAATATACTCAAGGCTTTCACACATCTTATCATATTCAGCGGCGTATTGCTCATCTAATTCATAATTAAACTTATACCAATGTAAATCTGATATACTTACGTCAGAATGGTTCACACCCGAGTCATAGAGTGCTTGGTAATCGTACGAGTCTGCCTTAGTGAATTGATAGCATTTCTCGAAAAGTGATATTAAGTGTTTCACATTTGCGAGGTCTTCCTTTCTAAATGATAAAGTCTCTTGTTTTCTCATGATTTTTTCCTCCTTTTATGAGAATCTAGTGATTTTAGGGTACTATTATCCCGTACCTTATTATACCATAGCAAGAACACCATTGTCAATACCTTTTTTGAAATATTTTTTACAAAGTTTTTGTGAGGTTTTCACTACTTTTTGCGAGATCAGCGTACCTATTTAAGAGAAATTCGCGTACCTTTGCGAGTACACTGCCGGGCGTCCTAATTGTCAGACAATTCACCAAGTTATCAGAAAACAAGGGGTGCCAGGGGTCTTATTGTCAGACAATTTAATTGTCACACTATTTGCACTATTATCTGACAATAGGTGCGCTGCCGGTGGTAATTGTCAGACAATAAATTGTCAGAAAACACTTTACCATAACAGAGAATATTCTATACAGAATCACAAGAATGCATGAAACCGATATAGATATGCAAGAGGTTGTCTCAATGAAGCACGATTTAGATACAGAAACAAAGGTCAATCAATGCAGAAATTGCGAGGTACAAGGGTTGCACCAAGGCGGTTGAAGTGTTATACTATGTATGTAAGATAAAGATGATAGTTAAATGATGATGATTATAGTACCACCTATGGTTGTATTAGGTTGTACCAATGGGTGCTACGCTATGGGTATGCTATGGTCAAAATTAGGTAACTATGTATGCCGTTTACGTGGGACTTTGTCCATCCCATGGAGTGTACCTTGAAAACTGAATATTGGGGACAAAAGCGTGTTTTGGTTTTTCTCCACGCCGTACCATAGATTGGCAAGTATCGACTACGTGTAAACCTTGGATGTTGCAAAGCATCGTACGGCAATCCATGCAGACTCATACACCATGCAGACCGTGACGAGATGCACCGATATGTGCCGACGGATTGAATGAAAATACGTATATGGCTATCAGTCAACGCATGCGAAGCCTTGTAGTTATGGGTACTAGGTTGAACAGGCTCTAAACAAACACCAAGTACCAAATACTAGAAAACAATTCACACCAAAGGAGAAAAAATCATGGCAAGAAAGCGCGTAGTAACAAGAACAATCGAAGAGTGTATGGTAGAATGCAAAGTTGTGTACACCATTGGAGACGATGATGTGGTAGAACGTGAGACATTCAGTCTTGGTGGACAGGTTGACGAGAAAAAGGCGTTAACCTTAGCACAGAATCTGTACAACAGACCGGCATCTAAGGGTGTAGATGAGAATGGAAAAGAGATAGACATTCCTGAACGCACCATAGCAAAAGTTATCCGCTTCTATAAGGAACAGCAGATTTACGGTATGCTTGAAACAGATTTCATTCAACTTGCACACAAGATGGACGCTGAACGCAAATTTATTACCGATGATGGCGAGGTAATACAGGCGGATGATGGTGAAAATGATGCAACGTCTGAACCTGCAAAAGAAGAACCTGCAGAGCCTGCCAAAGAAAAACCTAACAAGAAGTAATTCGTGGTATTACGGAATAGGGTGAAGCATTTCACCCTTGACCGCGATAACATGAGTTATCGAGAATGGAGAAAACAATGATGATGCATATTTACAGAATCAAGTACGAAAACGCTACAAATGCAATGCCTATGACAACACAAGTCATTGCGCACGATTGGGACAACCTTTTCAGATATATCTCAAAACATCCTGAAGAGTTTGGTGAAATTCGTGAGATTAAATTGATAGCGTACGGAGTGTTTGAACAGGCATTCTGATGTACTTAGTGCAGGTGAAGAGATGTACTCTCCACCTACCCCAAGCATATCACTTGCTTGAGAAAAGGAGAAACCAAACTATGACAAAAGAAGAGAAGCATCGTATCAGAAAACACTACAAACTGTATAGGGAATACAGAGAGGATTGCCGTGAGTATAACAATGGACTCTATTTCAGGGCTTATTATACAGGTAGTCGATATACAGTTTTCATTAGAAACAGTGCATACTATGAATACGAATATGATGTAATAGTTTACAATCAAGTAGACAAAAAGATTGTTGTTCACGATTCAATGTGTAGGGAATCAGCATTTAGAATTGCTGTACTATGGATTAGCGATTTCTATCGACTTTCATACTCAAAGGATTTGCGTTGGCTCTGATTAACAACTTGCATCGTACACCAACATCTGGTGTACTTTGCAAGGGGCTAATCCCTTAAATCAAAACACCGCACAAGAGTGCAGAAAAGGAGAAGAACTATGAACTTTCAAAAATGGTTAGAAGAAACCCACAGAATCGAGGAGATTGGTAAGGAAACCAAGTCCGGCATTGGCTCTATGCTTGTTGTAGAGCGTTGCAATTCCTTGCGTGATATGATGGACGAATCACTTGAATCAATCCTCACCGAAGAAGAGTTCAAACAGTTTCAGGTAATTGAGGGCAAACATATGATGCTTACCTTACTCAAGACTGTAAATGAAGCGAACAAAATGTTCAAGCACGACAGTGAACTTGATGACGAGGATTAAGAGAATTGGGTTCTGAGTGTTGGGGTACCTACGGGTACTCCATATCTCAGAGCGTATTGCTCTAAAACCTATTAACCAATTTCACTTTCGGAGGAAAAACTATGAACCAAAACAAATGGAAACTCGTAAACGATGATGTTCTTGCATTGCCTGTACATGAATTCCTTACAGTGATGGACGATGCAATCACAAATGGTTTTACCATTATCATCAAAGATGGTAAACTCTATTACTGTGAAGAGGTTGACGCTGATGAATAAAACATCTGATGAACTTTATCTTGATACGCATTGCTACGATAAAGATATATCATGGAATAACACTTTTGCTATAATAGGTGTACTTGATAGTTGTCAACGTTTACGCCACAAAATCTCAGTATTGAACCGACGTCTTCAGCGTACACGTACCGAGAACAAACGTTTACGAACCGAGAACCAAGAATTGCGTGCAAGGGTTGACGATTTATTAGAACGATATTTTATCTAATAAAGTACTTGACAAAATCGGCTCACGGGTGTACAATTAAAGCATGGAAGTAGATTCCATAGTACCCCAATATGACCTCTTGTGAGTCCATTCTTGGTACTAGGCTAAGTACACTACTCTTCCTCAAAACTTTTCCAGACAGTGTACTGATAGTGGTATAAGGTAGGGTACCCCCATCCCCTACAATGGTGGTTCGATTCCATCGCCTAGTGTTTGCACTTTATCGGTGCGAGAAATGCCATAAATCATCAAACAAATTTTGAAGAAAGGAGGTACACAGTTATGAGAAAACCTATGGTAACACGTGCGTTCAAGGCAACGAAACTCAATGTACTTTGCTTGGACACCAATTCTTGCGAACCTGAGAACAAGATTATCACAGTAGCAGGAACATTCGAGAACCTCGATAAGGCTCTCAAGGTTGCACACAAGGTACTCGATACTGAAGAGTTCAAGGCGGTTAAAATCGTGGACTCTGAGGAAGTTGAAACCTTGTACGGTATGGACGTCAACAAGTTTATCGCTGAAGCGGTAATCCTTGACCCCGAAACCCGTAAAGAAGTGGAAACGCTTGAATCTGAAGAGTAGTACTTTCTTGCTTCAAATTGTTTATCACATTGCACTACAAACCATATCACAATTTAATATCAAAGGAGAAACCAAGTTATGATGACAAAAGTTGAACTTTTTAACGCGAAAAATGCTGGCAAGAAAATCGAAAAGGGTATGCAGATTGACGTTGTAAACGTCGGCACTTTCCCTGACGTAGATAAGGACGGACACGATGTTACAGTTGTTGCTCTTAAGAGTCCCACAGGTGACATCTATACGACAATTTCCGGTACCATTGCAAAGTCCATTGATTTACTCAATGAAGTACTTGAAGAGCAGGGTACTGTGTCAGTCCTTGTAAATGAAGCAACATCCAATAATGGACGTGAGTTCTTCACTTTACAGATTGTCGGCTAAGTAAAATGGTAGCCCTCACGGAGTAATATCTGTGGGGGCTATTTTAGTTTATGGATTAAGCCGAAAGGGGTACAAATCATGGCAAAAAGAAGACCTAAATCAGATTACAAAACCTTGTACGAAGGTAAGTATCAAGAGGTACAAAGAGTATTGCGTAATTTATCCAAAGGCGGTTACTCGGTTGATGCAGAATATTATCAACAAGTATTAAGCACCCTGAGCATGGATGCGCAACAAGGGTTTAACGCCTTAAATGAGTTAAGTAAGCGTGATACTATCA